TTGGAGTCGTCCGCGTTCAGAATTTGTTGTTTGAGTTGTTTTGCGTTCATCTGTTTCTCATGGGTAGGTAAAGGTCCAGCCAAGATTGACCTGCACTGTGATTGTTGCATCGACGGGCGAGTCTGGTTCGGTGTTGAATTCGACGCCGAACACCTCGCCCTGTGCGTCGGCAATAGTTCCATCCGGCCACTCTATCTGCCAATTGCGTCTTGAGTTGGCTGTCGACAACAGGATGTCTCCGATCGTTTCCTGGTGTTTGTTGGCAGGGCTCGAGGCTGTGCCGGGTGTGAAACTTAGTGTGAAACTGAACTGCCCCGGGTCCTTCAAACCGGACAGAGACTCAGTAAAGCCCCCGACGGAGTCGAGTGTGTTGTCCTCAACCTGGGACTTTTGAATATTTGGCCCGCCAATGTTGCGGACACGGCCAACCACATCAAAAGTGTCCGCGCCAACCGCCGGCACCGGGTTCGTGCCCTGGCCGCGGCGAAGAATCGTACCTACACCTGTGAAAGACATTGTCTTTGGCTCCTCGGTTTACTTACTATGTCCTCCCGCCAGAACGGGATAGAAAAATGAGAAATATGATAATTTTCGCGAGCTTGCTCGCAGGCTGCGTGCCCTTCCCTGAGTTCACTGAATATGAAGTCATGCCGTTTAGGACTTCGATGGCACCTGATGGCACCAGGCAGTGGACCTATTACGTAACGCCGCTGGTCCGAAACCAGTGGCCAGAAAAGACAGGCGAGCAGTTCGTCGCCGAGCAAATGGCAGCGTCTGATTTCTGCTCAGGTGGTTACGCAATTGAGAGCGTCATCACAGAGGGTGATATGACGGTCTACGCCGGCGGCTGTCTTTAGCTGACAGCGCCCGCGGCTGCTACGGTAGCCCGGAGAATCTGCACGCGCAGAATGCTCGTCGAGATTGCATAGCCGATGTAAGTGGGAAACTCACTGCCGGCGATGTCGTCAACCGGAGCGATGGCACCGTCCGTCGACAGACAGTAGTGCTTGCCGACCGCCAGCGTAGCGCCCATGTTGATATCACCGCCGGTGTGATAGTCGATCGGCTGACCGGCTGCGCCCTCGTTCAGTGAGATGCCGACAACCGCGGCGAGCGTGGCTGACGCATCGCTCGCTAAGACGAGGTCGCCACTGGAGTCCTTCGCCAGCGCCTCGCCGGCGGTGATGGCCTCACCGGCGTCTGCGTTACTTTTCGATGCGCCACCTTGTGCAATCACATTCGCGGCGGTAATTGTAAGATCTGCCATGTTCCTTTACTCCGGAGTGTTGGGTTTCATTTCGTACTGGATGCCCCAGCTCGAGGTGAGTTCGCCAGCTATCATGTCGCCTTCAGCGTCAACGTCCGGCGGATTCGCCCCGCCATAGTGGACGCCTTGCACAAAGGCAAGACCTATACTTGACACTGACTTGATCGCAATGTGTGATGCTGCGCGGAGTGCAAGCAGTTGGCGCCGAACGAGTGGTTCTTCTACCTCGAAAACGACGCCGGTCACATTCACCGTCAGCAAACTTTCAACCAGGCCGCTGAGATCAGCATAACCAGAGTCGCCAGTCGGCACGTCCTCACCAAAATCGACTGAGATCGCCGGACAATCCTCTTCGTCAAGCGAGTAACGCCGGTGAGCAAACACCTGGAACTGGCCATCGGCATGTTCTTTAATCCGCAACACGATCGCATCGATAATCTGATCCGCACGGTGCATTATTTGCCCAGCCTTATGATCGTGAAACCGCTGCTTCGGCTAGGTTCAAACCGTTTGGCAAACCACGTCTCGCCATCGCTCTTTTTAATGATCTTCGATCCCTTGACGATGCCATGCAGATCAACATCCGACGAGCGGCATTCGATCCATGTGATCTCGCCGGCCGTTGGTATGCCCGTTAGCGCTGGCTCATTGAACTCGCCCTCGAGCGTGGCCCAAAGAGAGTCAGCATGGCTTGTTTGAAACTGCTCGGCACCGAGCGCCCTGAGCATGTCAAGGCGATCGGTTTCCGAGATCATCAGACGACGTGTTTCTTGCCAGCAGCAACAACGCTGACCAGCGCGCCGCCGGTGACAATCGTTCCGACGTAGCCCAGGAATCCACCTGGAACCTTCTTCGGATCAACCGCGATCGATTGCGTGTTGGGATCGGTTGACGTTGTCACGGCTGTGAACGTGTAGCCGGTGATATCGGCAGCGCCGGCACCATCCTCGTCCGTTGCAGATTGCAACTTTCCGGTAATGGTGCCCGCGTCCACGATGCCGATGTTCTGGATGACCAGAATCTCACCATCATAATCGCGAACATCCATCCACTTGCCTGATCCACTGGTCGCGTTCGCGGTAGCGGCGGCATCAACCGCATCAAGCAGCGACACGGCGGTCGCTGCGGAAGCCTGGTTCAGTAACATGCTACTTCTCCTTTTTGCCGCCGGCTTTCTTTTTGCCGGTAGCGGGTTTGGTTTCGGATTTCGGTGCGTCGCCAGAATCATCAGCGGCGGCCTCTTCGGACGGTGATGCGTCCGAATCTTTGGCCGGAGCGTCATCGACAACAGGCTCGTCGTCGATGACCTCCATCGCCTTTATGCTGACAAGGTACTGCACGGTGCCGGGGCTTAGATCGGTGTAAATCTTTCCGATCTCCGAATTGCGCCCCGGACCAATGCAGACAACGCGTATTGCTCGAGCCCTCACGATTACGCCGCAGCCAGGTTAGTGGATACAACGAACGCCTGCGGGTAACGGATCATCACATCCACCATCCACATCGCGCGGATTCCGACTTCGGCCGTGTTGAACCGTGTGCCACCAGTATCCGTGGAAAGCTCAAGAACGCCCCATTCGCCGATGACAAGTTCATCCCAGGAACCGAACGCCAGATCACCGGCGTCCATCTGTTCGGAACTCATGGCCCGGAAACCGACCAGGGAACCATCCATAAGGTTACCCTCCCAGAGTGGCGTGTCGGTGCTTGAAAAACGCTGTTTCTGCATCAGGATAGCGGCACCCGCAATGTCGGTGACCCAGCCAGGGTTTCCGCGAATCGCGTTGTTGCTGCCAGCCGAGACCGGGAACGCCAATATCTTGGCGTATGACGCGGCCGAGGCATCCTGCCCGGTATCGACGCCCGTGGTGTTGTAGACACCGAGTGGCTGCGCACCGCCTGAACCTTTCAGCGCGGCGAGATCGACACCGTCGATTGCGATATCAGCAGCCAGGTCCGCCATCACGAACTGCTCCGCGCTCGGGGATGATTGCCGCAGCAACTGCTCCGAAACATCGGTGATTGCAATTGCAGTTTTTGGCGTCATGGACAACTGCCCAAGTGCCTGATCGCCGGCAGTTACAGAAGTACCCTCACCGGCCTGCCATGTGACCGATGCTTTACCGGTCTGCCGCGGGAATACGACGTTGCCCTCAAGCCCGGACAACACTCGCGCGCCGAGATTACGAACAACCGAGCGGTTGCGGAGAATATCGATAAAGCCCATATTCTCCACGTTGACCAGGTAGCCACCTGACGCGCCTGGCGTTGTTGCCAGCGCACGATTAGTCATCCGACTGTCCATCACACGCTGATCCATTGGCCGGGTCAGCACCTCCGCCGGGACCAAGAGCGACGACCCGCTGCCGCGGTTCAACTTGTCGGCCAATGCCTTCGAGCACTCGATCTCAAAACCGGCAGCCTCAATCGCCCGGCTATCTTTTGAGCCGTAGTGCAGCGCGCGAATCGCCTTGAACAGGCTGTAACGCTGCGTTTCACTTTGCGAAAGGCCAAGCTCCGATGCTGCGGCGGGGCGGGCCTTGCCGCGCTCCTCCATTACATCGAGCAATTGGGTGGACACTTCCGACAGCGTGGTGCCTTCTTCAATCCATCGTGTCTCGACACGAGAATCGATTTTATTAACCTTGCAAAGGTTAAGGATTGCCTGTCGGCGTTCTTTTTCCGCCTCAAGTGCGGATACGGACTTCTCGGTCCGCTTTTCGTCGGCGAGATCGCCCGCCGCGGTGGTCTCATCACTCATTGTGATCTCCGTTGCATTTGCGGCTTGCGCCGGCTCTGTGGGTTTTTTGGTTCCAAGCATTCGAACCGATAGTTCCTCGCCGATCTGCCGGCCAAAACCAACCGAAGGATCTGCAGGAATCGTGACGATCGAGACCTCGTAAGGCTCCCAATCTTTTACCGTCAACACTTCCTCGTCGACGTTCTCCTCAATGACGTGCAACCGATAACCGATCGACACGTTTTTAAGTCCACCGTCGAGCATGGCGCGAACATCATTCGCCCGTGCCGTGTTGAACAAGTGGGCATCAACGACAAGCCGCTTTTCCTCGATTCGAGCGCCGTCAATCATCCCGACCGGGTCATCCCAGTTGTGATTGAACAGCATCGGTGCGGCCTTCCCGCTGATACGATCCATACGGATGGCGCCATCTTCGTGCGATAGCACCTCGGTGCCCCACCATCGCTCAATCGGCGCCTCGCTGGAGGCCGAGAACGTCAGCATTGTGCCGTCGTCGTCGGCGCGGATTTCAATGTTCTCGACTTGCCTGGTTTGCGGTGCGAGCTTTTCAGGAAACTTGCGTTTGTCTTCGTCAGTCATAACGACCTCTGGCTCGTAAAATAAAGAAGCCGCCCATCGGCGGCTTCAGGTGTTGGTTCTTCGTCATCATCTGGCGAAGGTTCTTCGTCCTCGTCATCATCTGGAGGTGGTTCCGGTTCGGCTTCTTCTTCTGGTTCGGCACCGGGATCGGTGTCGAAGGTCAATCCGTATTTCTCCGCGAGTTCAACCTCGTCCTTGCGTTGCTCGAATACCTCTTCGATGTCCGCACCGCTGGTCGAGACTACGTCCTGCA